AAAGGAGTAGATAATGAATAATGATACCAACGTAAGGGGTACACACAGAAGTACGCCACAATCGAATCCTCGTAACGATGAGGGTAACATACGCATAAAAGAACTAAAGAAGTTGTATGGTTCGGGTACTATTGTAGATAATATGAATAGGATTATGCAATTAGTTGAGGACAATAAAAGAATTAGGGAGGGTAGATATGAGTAGGCATCAGACAAAATATACTATGACTAATGGTAAGGCGTTTACTGTGATATCATTAGCAGAATTAACAGGACTATCTCTCAGAGGTGCAAGGAATAGGTTGACTGTGTCAGATGACTATGATACTGTTATTCAAGCAACACTAACTAAGAATAGAAAATACTTCTTATCTGATGGTACACCCATAACAACAGAGGAACTGATGCAACGCAGTGGGCTTAGTAGGTCAGCGTGTCAAAAGAGATTGGTAAAGGGTGGTACTCTTGATGAGATGTTGCTAACACCTGAGGGTAATAGGTTTAAGTCTTATACCCTTGATGATGGTAGTGAGTGGACAACACATACATTAATGGATAGATATAAGTTAGCGTACTCTACTGCATATGTGAGGTTAAATAAATACACAGACCCTGCTAAGGTATGTTGTCCTAGTACCTTCAAGCCTAAGACTATTGCTTCGGTAAAGGACACACTAAATAAATCTACAGGTATATCTAGTAATGCTGTGGTGGGTACTATAGTTAAGAGTAGAATGTACTATGACCCACTAGGTCATTGGAAACTAATCAACAGGTGTACATAATGAAAACATTTAAGTTTAAGAAAGAAGATAGGATAGTGTGTACTATGACTACCTTGTATGAAGTAAAGGCACAGTCATTAGCACAGGCTAAGAAGGTATCTAACACAGGTGAACAGGTAGGTTTAATGTTTACTGAGTCAGACATAGTAGAGGAAGGGGAGATAACGTATGTCAAGGATAAGTAACTACCTCATAGGTATGGAAGAAGAAGGACGATTGATTTATAACGAGAGTAAAAGAGAGTATGTTCCTGCTGGGCTAGCACCTCGTAGTGCCATACATAAATATAGAAGCAAGCGTAAGAAGATTGCTAACAAAAAAAGGAGTAGATGATGGAAGATTTTATTAGAGTAAGAGAAGAAAACTTATGGACAACAGATGGTATATTTACAGATAGCTTAGCACACAAGCACAAGGCTATTGTTGATGATGAATCAGGCAGTATCATAGCGGTGGTAGGTAAGGGGTATAACCTAGTACAGAACGCAGACATCATACCACAATATGAAGATGCTATCCGTAGGTCTAACCTAAACACAGATGGTATGGAAAGAATTGTGCAGTACTCTCACGATGGTGCGAGAACAGTGGTGTCGTACCGTTTCCCTGCACATAGGGTAGCCATTACTAAGGGTGATGAGATGGACTTACAAATCAATGTACTTAATAGTTATGATGGTAGTTGGAAGTTTATGTCCTTGGTGGGTGCATATAGATTACTATGTACTAACGGACAAATCATTGGTGATAGTTTCTCATCGTACTATGGTAAGCACACTAAGAGTTTGGATGTTGACTATGCTATTCATAAGTTAGAGAACTCATTAGAAGTTTACCTTAATAATGTTGACCTTTGGAAACAATACACAACAAGTAAGGTATCCTTAGGTGAAGCACACCACATACTTGAGGTATTGTCTAACGGTAATAAGAAGATGTTAGAAGAACTTCAAGGAACTTATCAGAAGTATGTGTTCGAGATGGGTCACAATCTATGGGCAGTATTTAATACACTAACTGATTGGTCAACACACGCCAAGGTACGCAACGAGTCTAACAAACCTAGTATTGTTATTGGTAGAGAGCAACGAGTACGTAAGGTGTTGCCTATGTTGACTGAGTTATTGTTAGTGGCATAAATTAATTTTGTTATAGTGGTTGACAGACACAAAGTTATCTGCTATAATAAGATATCATTAAGAGTTCTCAAGAGAAGTGTTAAGAATAATAAAGTTATTAATACTTATAAGAGTTCTTATAAAGAATTATAATTAATGAGTTCATTACGAACTCGTTACGTATAGAAAGAGCGAAAGCAAAGAGTGATGTTAGTAAATTGCTAACATTATATATAAAAATATAGGAAGGGCATAGCCCTGACTTAACATAGGAGTATGCAAATGATTGCAACAGGAAAAGCAAGTTGGGCAAAGGTGTTACCTCATCAGTTAGTTACACAGGATGAGTACAGAGATTATTCTTACTGGTCTATTGACTTAGAGGTTAGTGACGCAGAGAAGAAACGTCTTAAAGGTTTGAACCTACGTCCATACCACAAGGACGATGGTGAAACAGAGACTAACATCTATAAGTTTATGCGTAGAGAGTCTAACAAATCAGGGAAGGTTAACACATCACCTACTATTGTAGATGCAGATAAGAATCCGTGGGGTAGCGAAGAGATTGGTAATGGTTCAACAATCAATGTTAGTTTCTATACCTACGAACATCCAAAGACTAAGAAGTTTGGGTTGGGTAAAGGACTTAATGCTATCCAAGTAGTAGAGTTAGTACCTTATGCAGGTGCTGGTGGTGTTAGTGACTTTGAAGCAGTAGGTACAGCAACTGAAGAGTTCTAATCTAACTCTTTAAGTTAATGGCAAGGGCATCTTCGGATGTCCTTTCTACCTCTACTGTTAGGCAAGGCGACAGCCTTAACTTTTATAGGAGAATTTATGGACAAGTTAGACCACGACCAATCTAATTGGAAGGCACAACATTTACCTTGCGAATCCTGTGGGTCATCTGATGCAGTATGTGTTAATGAAGATGATTCTTGGCATTGCTTTAGTTGTGAGACACACGGACAAGATTATGATGGTGAATATGAATCAGGAGAATATATGACTGGACAGAGCGAACAGAAAGTATTAGCAATAAAAACAGAGGGTATAGTAGGTGCTCTCGAAGATAGAAAGATAACATCAACTACCGCTAAGAAATATGGTGTTACTATACGTAGAAATAATGATGGTAGTATTAAGAACCATCTATATCCATACTACAAGGATGGTGAGCAGGTAGCTCAGAAGATTAGAGATGTACAAGACAAGGACTTCCGTATCGAGGGTACTGTTAGAGATGCAGAGTTGTTTGGTATGCATACAGTACAGAAGAAAGGTAAGTACATTACTATCACTGAGGGTGAGTGTGATGCAATGGCGGCTTATGAATTGATGGGAAGTAAGTGGGCAGTAGTAAGTGTTATCAATGGTGCATCATCAGCACCTAAAGATATCAAAAGAAACCTTGAGTTCTTTAATGACTTTGAAACTATTGTTGTTTGTTTTGATGCTGACAAGGCAGGTAAGGATGCAGCTAAGAAAGTAGCAGAGTTATTCCCACCATCTAAGTGTAAGATTATGTCATTACCCGATGATTATAAAGATGCTAATGATATGCTTAGGGTTAATAAGAAACAAGCCTTTATGTCAGCGTGGTGGGACGCTAAGCTCTTTGCACCTGATGGTATTGTTAGAGGTGATGATATGTGGGGCGTGGTTACTGAGGAAATTAATCAATCCTTTGTTGAGTATCCTTGGCAGAGTATGAATGACCTCACCTATGGTATACGTACACACGAATTGATTACCATCACAGCAGGTAGTGGTATGGGTAAGTCACAGTTCGTTAGAGAATTGGTGTACTATCTTATGAACATTGAGAATGGTAGTAACGTAGGTTTATTAATGATGGAAGAATCTATTAGACGTACAGGCTTAAGTCTTATGTCACTATCAGCTAACCAATTACTACACCTACCTGATGTACATATGGATAAGGAAGAACTTAAGAAGCATTATGATGCTACGTTAGGTACAGGTAGAGTATTCTTATATGATAGCTTTGGGTCTAACAGTATTGATAACATCGTTAGTCGTGTTAGGTATATGGCAAAGGGTTTAGATTGTAAGTACATCTTCCTTGACCACGTATCAATCATTGTATCTGACCAACAGAATGGTGACGAACGTAAGGCTCTTGATGAGATTGTTACTAAGCTACGTACACTGGTACAAGAGACAGGCATTGCTTTATTCTTAGTCAGTCATCTTAAAAGACCTGGTGGCACATCACACGAGGAAGGTGGTATGACTTCACTATCACAGCTCAGAGGTTCAGCAGGTATTGGACAGCTATCTGATATGGTGATTGGATTAGAGCGTGATGGTCAACACGATGACCCTGTGATACGTAACACTACTACTGTACGCATCTTAAAGAATAGATTCTCTGGGCTAACAGGACCTGCTTGTTACTTGCATTATGACAAAGATACTGGTAGAATGGTAGAAGTTGATAACCCTAACGATGCAGGAGATGATGATGAGTTCTAAGTTAATATTTGATTTGGAAGCAGATGGGTTAGACCCCACACAGATATGGGTGGTGTGTGCTAAGAAGATAGGCAGTGAGTTTGACCCATTCGTATTCAAAGATAAAGATACCTTTCAGAAGTACGTTGATAGTGTTGATGAGGTAATAGGGCACAACATCATTGGCTATGACGTACCAGTACTTGAACGCCTATGGGGTATAGACTTCAGTGGTAAGAAGATTACTGATACGTTAGTTATGTCTAGACTATCTGAACCTTCTAAGTTAGGAGGTCACGGGCTTAAGAAGTGGGGTGAATATCTCCACTGTGATAAGGGTGACTATGATGATTGGACTAGACTGTCACCTGAAATGATAACATACTGTAAGCAAGACGTTAGAGTTACTGAGTTAGTATACAAGACAGTGCTTGAAGACCTTAAAGGATTCAGTGATGGGTGTGTTGAGTTGGAACATCAGGTAGCTACAATCGTACATCAACAACAGCTTAATGGTTGGTTGATTAATGAACGTGAAGCTAACGTACTACACGCTGAGTTATGTGAACGTAAGCAAGGGCTGATTGATAAGGTACTGGAAACATTCAAGCCCTTACCTGTGTTCATTAAACTTAATGTACTTAAGAGTCCAATGAAAGCTAATGGTCAACCGTCTATGGCATATGCTAAGCAGATGGCAAGAGGTGCACACTTCAACAGCGATAGAGAGTGGGGGTGCATCGAGTACCCTGAGTTTAACTTAGCTTCAAGGCAACAGATAGTACGTTACCTTGAACACTTTGGTTGGACACCTACTAAGTTTACTGATAAGGGTAATGCTATTGTAGATGAGTCAGTACTTAAAGGTATCACTAACATACCTGAGTGTGTGCTGATAGCTGAGTACTTCTTAATCTCTAAGAGAGAAGCTATGCTTAGGAATATCTTAGGTAAGGTAGGTGAGGACACACGCATACACGGATATGTTAATACTAACGGTGCATCGACAGGCAGGATGACACACTCCGACCCCAATATGGCACAGATTCCTGCAGTACATAAGGATAAACAAGGCAACATACTGTGGGGTATTGAGGGTGGGTATGGTGCGGACTTTAGAAACCTATTCATAGCCAAGCCTGGATATTCTGTAGTTGGTTGTGATGCCAGTGGTCTTGAGTTAAGAATGCTTGCACACTATATGAATGACAATGCATACACTAAGGAGATATTAGATGGTGATATACACACAGCCAACCAGATAGCGGCTGGATTATCTGAACGTAGTCAAGCAAAAACATTTATATATGGCTATTTATATGGTGCTGGTGATGCTAAGATAGGAGAGATTGTTAACGGTACTAGTCGGGATGGTAAGAGACTCAAAGAAAAGTTCTTAAAGAATACCCCAGCTCTTAAGATATTAAGAGAGAGAGTTATTATTGCAGCCAAGCGTGGTTATGTTAAAGGTTTGGATGGTAGGAAGTTATGGATAAGGTCTGAACACTCAGCACTTAACTTCTTACTACAAGGTGCAGGTGCTATTGTTATGAAGCAGGCATTAGTATTCCTTGTAGAAACTACTAAGCATTTAGATTATAAATTAGTCCTTAATTGTCACGATGAGTTCCAAGCTGAGGTTCTTGATGAGCACACAGAGGAGTTTGAAGAGTTAGCTATTGAGTCTATCGTTAACGCAGGTAAACATTTTGAAATGAGGTGTCCGTTGGACGCTGAGGCAGCCACTGGCAGTAGCTGGTGCTACACACATTAAAGGGGTGAATATGTATAGGAAGTGTACAAAGTGCGGTATAGAAGCACACAGTGTAGAGGAAGCTAAGGAGTTGAAGTTCACACCAGACAAGTCTTCTAAGTTTGGGTATAGAAATAGATGTTATCCTTGTTTTAAAACAGATAATTCTAGTAAGGCTATGCGTGATTGGAAAACAAAACACCAGGTCTTTAAAAGGTATGGGTGTAGTGTTGCTGAATATAAACAACGAATGCTTACATCAGATTGTTGTGAGGTGTGTGGTAAGAAAGATAACTTATGTTATGACCACGACCACAAGACTATGGAGTTTAGGGGTGTGTTATGTAGAGGATGTAACAGAAGTATTGGTCAACTAGGAGACACAAGAAAAGACATAGCTAAAGTTATGAACTATCTTGACAAACATAACAAAGAAGAGTATACTCCAATGAAATACTTATATAACTTTAATGAGAAACTAAGAAAACATTTCTGTAATGATTCAGCTAAACAGAAACAACAATGTGTTCCTTGTCTTAAAGCTATACAGGCACACATTAAACAATACTTAGGGGATAAATAATGAAAACAGTAGATACTTTAGTAGTAGACGTAGAGAAACTATTCACTAACATAAGTAAAGGTAAGGAACTTAAGATGCCTAAGAAGAAGGTAGCTAAGTTGATGGCTGGGCTTGAAGAAGTACTACACCAATGGGCTACACCCAGAGGACAGAGCAGTGGCTTAAGGATGTCTAACGTAGGTAAACCTAACAGACAGTTATGGTATGATGTTAACACAGATGCTACTGCAGAAGAGTTAGGACCTGATGTTATGTTTAGGTTCTTATATGGTCACGTTGTTGAAGAGTTATTATTATTCTTTGTAGACTTAGCAGGACATAAGGTAGAGATGCAACAAGCAGAGGTAGATGTGTGTGGTCTTAAGGGACACATAGACTCAGTGATTGATGGTGTTGTTATTGATATCAAGACAGCCAGTGACTTCTCGTTTAAGAAGTTTAAAGATGGTAAGCTCGCAGAGAATGACCCATTTGGTTATCTTGCACAGTTAGCAGGGTATGAACACGGACTAAAGAAACAAGGTGGTGGGTTCTTTGTGGCTAACAAATCAACAGGTGAGTTATGTTTGTTTAGACCTGATGACCTTGAGCTACCTAACATAGAGACACGTATCAATAATGTACGTGAAGAACTTAAGCAAGACGTACCTCCTACTAGATGTCACCCCACCATAGATAAAGGTAAGGGCGGTAACGAGGGCTTACACAGTTCTTGTAAGTGGTGTTCACATAAGGTAGCGTGTAACCCTACAGCTAGAGTCTTTAGGTATGCTACTAACGATGAGTTCTTGACTAAGGTAGTTGTAACACCTAGAGTAGATGAAGTAACTAAGGAGTATTATGCACGGTAGAAAAGCTAAGGCGATAAGAAGACAAGCGAAAGATAATATGGTTGAGTGGTTAAAGGCTCTATTACCCAAGGAAGAACAGAGTAAGGTAACAACTGAGACTATACAAGAGTTAGCACCTAAACAAACACACGTTATGAACTTCGGTACTATTAAACTATCAATCTATTCTTATAGATGGTTTGTTAAGATGGTTAAACAAGATAAGGATTGGAAGGACATAGGTGTCTGAAGATATCATATTAAAGTTATCTATAATAGATGATGGTATGATGGAGTTAGCTATGATAGATAACACAAAGAAAGGTAGTGTTGCTAATCAACTACTTTATCCATTAGCTGTAGGCATCAGTGTTATCTTAGAAGATGACCCTAACTTTTTATATGATGCAGGTACTGAACTATATCATAATGAAGTTTATATTAATATGAATGACTCAACTAAACATTAAAGGAGAAACAAATGGAAGATAACATAAACCCTAGCCACTATAAACAGGGTAACATAGAGGTTATAGATTTTATTCTTGACCAGAAGTTAACATATGTAGAAGGTAATGTTATCAAGTATGTTAGTAGATATAAATATAAGAATGGTTTAGAAGATTTAAAGAAAGCACAATGGTATCTAAACAAACTTATGTTGGAGATGACTAAAGATGAATAAGGAAGTATACGTTAAGAAACGTAGTGGTGAGCTGGAGCTACTGGACTATGATAAGATTCATACTATGTTATCTCAGTGTGCTGAGGGACTGAACGTATCTGTATCTGATGT